ACTGGTTGACACGGGCAATCTCGTTAGCAAGTTCCTCGGTGCCTGCAAAGCTGCCGCCGGGCGTATCGAAGTGCAGCATGATTCCGTTTATCTTGGAATCGTTGCCAGCCTCGCGCAAGCTACGGCGCACGTCTTGGGTTGACGTTCCAAACTTGCTACTGCCTTTGGTCATAACACCGATTACCGGAATCACCGCAATACCATCGGCGGTCACGCCATAGAGTGGGGTGCCATCGCTAGCACGGCGCATATCCGTTACCGGCTCCGCTTGAAGCATTTGCTCATACGCCTCGCGGGGCTTATACGCCGCCATAGTCTCGGCTGGACACATCGTAATCATCAGCTTGGCATTCGCAGCCCAGCGATGGTCAATCATGTAAAGGCCCATGTGGTGGGCGAAGCAGGCGGGGTTATGGTGGTTCATTGGGTTATCCTTTCAAGAAAGCAAGCACCATGCTTTCGAGCATGGAATCGTAGTCAATCACTTCACTGGATTCTAAGTCTATCGCATCGACAAGCGCGTCGCGTTCGCCATCGAGCGCAAGCCATATCGGCATGGTGTTGTCGAGAATCTCGCTACGCAACTCGGAATAGAATTCGTGAACCGCACAAATCAAATCCGCCTCGCAGTCCTTGTGCTTGTTTTGCAGGCGCGGGATAGCCTTGTCTGCCTTACGTTGCGCCCGGTCTATCGCAGGCTTGAATATAGCCTTGGCTTTCTCCAGCGTCATGCTAGGCGTTACAGGGGCTTCTACCGCACGTTGCGCAGGGGGTGCCGCAGGTCGGGACTTCTGCATGGTAGCGTCCGGCATGTTGTCGCGCAGTTCCATCATATTCTGCGCAATGAACCGCTTATCACCTTTGGGGCCAATACCATTCTGCCCAAGAAAACCAAGGGCATCGTTAATCGAGTAGACACCGATGTTCGACATGGTCCGAATGTGTTCGGTCTGTGTGCGCGTGTCGCCACGTAGCAGGGAGTTCAGATTGTGGTAAAGCCGGAAGCTGGATTCATCCGAGCGAAATAACTTCCATTGACACTGTTCTTCCCAATCCTTGATCAACCCCTGCAAGCAATCGGTAACATACTCCTGATTCTGCATTTCGAGCGTGTTGTAGTTCGCCCGCATCAAATGCTGAATCTTAGACGGCGGGATACGAATCCACCGGCAAACCTCATCTATCTGCATCTGTCGCGTCTGCAAGAATTGCATATCATCCGGCGCGATATTCATTTGCTCATAGGTCATTCCCTCTTCCAAGAGAATCCACCCGCCCGCGTTACGTGCGCCCGCGTAGGCTTTGTCGAAAGAGTCCTTGAACCCGTCACGCGCTTCTTTGCCCATCTCGCCGGGGTGCTTCAGGATTGCAGACACAGCCCCGCGATTCTTGAAGGAAGCCGCGCCGAATCGCTCAACCGCAATCGAATGGGCTAGGCTTTCAGCAGCTAGCCGGATAACGCTGTACCCTTCCAACGCGCTACCGCCAAGCCCGCGAATGTGGAACATGTTGTCTTGGTCGATGATGCGCTCTTGGCTGCTAACCATGCGCCCGTTTCTAAATTCGTAGCTGGCAAGGTAGCGGTACTCCACGCGCCCATCAGTATCATTCCAGCGCGGTATGATGGTTGCAGGGTGGCGCGGGTGAAGCGCAACAGGGTCAAGCGTGAACGGATCGCGCTCTATCTCTGCGTATCCGTTACCCCAGCCAAGCCGCCAATGTTGAAGCTGTGCGCGGAACGTCATGGGGGTCATGTAGCTATTCGGCGCAACATGGAACAGGCGCGTTACCGCGTGGGTCTCGCGCCGTTGCTTGTCGTTCTCACCAACGTATTCCACGGCGTAGGCAGGCAGCTTGCCGATATCCTCGGATAGATTGCGCAAGGCGGCAAACCACGCCGAAAGTGTTAAGGCATTGTCTGCGCTAACATCTTCGCCAGCCGCAAGGCCGCGCATAACATAGCTGCCGCTTCCGCCTGACCATGCGGACTCGCGGTTAAATATATCTGTGCTACTGGCGCGGCGCAGGGCCGTTAGGATTGCGGGCATAGTATGCCTCCGTGTAGAGTTCAAGCCATAGCAATAAACCGGGGACTGCAAGCCCTAAAGGCTTATACATCATCCACAACCCCACGCCTATTAAACCATAACTAACCAGATTCAAGCAACATATACCGATTCCGAACCGCGCCGAATACAGAATGCCGCCAACATGCTTTAGCATCATCCACTCCCTGAGAGTACGCCATAGCGGGCGTAAACGCTTTCCACCTTGATATCTTGCATGGAACACCCAACGGCCATGATAGCCGCCGCCACGCCGTCTATTCGTTTCTCCGCCTTGTCTTTATCCAGCCGGAAGGTATCGTTCGGAAACTTCTTTATCACCGCGTTACTAAAGTTCCACCGCGCCACGGGGTTGCAGCCATGCCGGAATTTCCCTTCTATAACGCGGGTCATCAATTCCTTAGCAGGTTCCGTAATCGTACCCGCATTCTGTGCAAAAGGCTGCACGTTAATCTTGTTCCGGTCTAGTTCCTGCATAATCCAAGTGTTGTTAAACTTGTCCGCTCCAATAGTCACCACGCGGTATTGTGCGCAGATTTCCATAATCCGTTGCTTGACATACTCTTGGTCAATCACCTCGCCGGGTATCAGTTCTAACCAACCATCGTTTGCCCACACCTGATAAGGAACGCCGTCTTTCTTTATCCGGTCCATCAACTTATCGCCCGGTATCCAGAACCACCACCGCATATCATAGCCGCCGTCTGGGTGCTTCCACGCTAGGCAGAATGAGGTTAAATCCTGTGTGGTGGACAAGTCCATGCCGCCATAGCACGGCATGCCATACAGCTCGGAATCGTCGCGGGTGGGTGCGCAAACATCGTACTTGTCCATCGGCATCCATATTTCGGATTGGTCAGTTACGATATTCAGGTGCAGGCGTAGCAGGTTGTTCAGCGTCGAGGGGTCATCTATCGCAAGCTGGATTTGCTCGATAGCAAATTCCTCGGTGATTGTTACGCCCCAGTTCGGGTTTGCTCGCTTCCACACTTGCAAGTCTTGCCAGCAATCGTTGTTCGCCTTGTACTCTTCCGGCGCAATCTCATAGATAACCGGCAACGTCTTGGGCGCATACCCCGGCTTGCTAGGGTCGCCGTCATTGTCACGGATAGCACGGGCGCGGGCAATCATCCGGTTGCATGGGCTTGGTCTGTCATAGTCCGCCGTGGTGGTTTTGATAATCAGCGCGTTACGTTTGGCCGCTGTGGATTTCTCCAGCGTCTCCATTAGCTCGCCATCGGGGTGCCTGTGCAATTCGTCAATTAGTAGAAAGTCTGGGCCTACACCATCGCCGGAATCCGCGTCACGGGATAGGGGCTTGTAGGAAGAGTGGCGAGATTCGTTGACAATAGACTTAACCGTTCCTGGGCCACGCGCACCGAACACGGTTGTCCCTTCGCGCAAATCTTCGTCAAGGCTCAACATGCCCGCCCAAACCTTGAACACAAGCCCAGCCTGTTCCCGGTTTGCCGCTGCGCTGAAAAACTGTGCGCCCGGATTGGCAAGGTATCTAAATTCTATTGCAGCCCAGCCGGCGGAGAATGTTGTCTTTGAGTTCTTTTTCGGTACGTAGATGATGATTTCGCGGTATCGCCGGTTGCCGTCCGGCTGGTACCACGCATAGACGTTCAGCAATATGGATTCCATCCACGGCTCGACCGGCATCAACTGCCCTGCCTTGTCGGTGTCTGGAATGTGCAAATGCTCGCTGAACAGGTCAATCACGTATTCAGCGCGGGCTAGGTCGATGGTATCCGTAGGCCGGGCTTGCGCGAATGGGTCGTATCCCGGAAGCCGCCGCATAGCCTTAACGGCATCTACGGGAATTCCGTATTGCTTTGCTAACTCTTTGCTAGTTTTACTCTTCGCCGGAATCGGCATAGCGGCTCTTTTTGGTTTCCATTTTGACAACTTCGCCCAACTTTACCGCAAGTGGGGACACCTTGGAACGGCTTGCCGGGTTCAATCCAAAGCGGTCAAAGCAATTCTGCAAGCGGGAATACACGCTAGCCTGCCGGTTTACGTGTGGGCTAGCGTACTCTGCACCCTTTTCGCTGATAGCTGTGGGGCCG